GCGTCAGTCCTTCGATGTCGAGCCGCTGCCGGTGATGGCCACGCCCGCCATCTACGGCGTGCAACTGACCATGCTGGCGCGCAAGACCGACGCCGGTCTGGGCAAGGTCAAAGGCCTCGTGGTCAGTGGTGCGCAGAGCGCCGTCAGTACCGACATCATTCTGCAGGAGCAACTGGCGTGGCAGAGCACGCTGTTCGAGCGCAACCCGAACGGCAACTTGCAGTGGACGGAGGCCGCGTTCAATGCCGCTGAGTTCGGCGTGGAGTCGGCATGACGGATCGCATCATCGTTCAAGACATCGCGGAGGTTTCCAGCAAACCGACGCCTGGATGCGAACTGCCCGCCTTCCAAGGTGAAGTGCTCTCGCGCGCCACCTTCGGGGCGAGCGCAGCCAGCTTCACGCCGGAAACAGCTGTCGCTCCGCTGCCGCCCAATCTGGCAGCGAGCCTGCTGGCGGAATCCTTGGCGGGCCCCTGGCCACCCATCGATGCACCGATCTTTCTGGTCGAAGTGCTGCGTCGGGATACCGCCTCAAACGCCATCGTCGCCACTGGTATGGATGCCTTTGGCGACCAGCCTTGGCCGGACGCGCAACGCGGCGTGTTTGCCTTCCGACACGATTGGATGGAGCCGCTCGTCGAACGGCTGGAGTGGCAGACCAGCGTCACGCGGCTAGCGAGCGGCAACGAATCCCGGCAGGCACGCCGCCGTGTTCCTCGGCGCTGGCTCACCTACAAGGTGGGTAACGCTCGCCAGACCGATGCCCTGGTGGCTGACTGGCTGGTCGATCATCTTGGTCAAGCTGCGCTGTGGCCGCTGCCGCAATACGCAGTTCACCTGACCGAAGCCTGCGAACGTGGCGCACTGGCGCTCAGCGTGACGGAAGCGGACGGGCGACAGTTCGGGCCACTCTCGGCCAATGTGCATCTGACCAACGACGGGGTGCAGGGCTGGCAGGAAACTGAGAACAATGGCCGCTGGATTTTGATCATCGCCGCCGATGGCTGGCAGATCGCGCAACTCAGCGATGTGGAAAGCGACCTGCTGTGGCTGATGGAACCTTTGGCACGCGCCGCAGCCGTGGGCAGCACCATCATGCCCTTGGTGTGGGGCAAGGCCATCGACCCGGCCGATCTCACACAGTGGGTGCCGGGTATGGTCGGCGGCAACGTTCCCACACAGATCCAGCCTGCACCATTGCCCGACCAGGATGTCCTCGATGACCCATGGCTCGACGAGATCCCGATCTGGCCGGATGGCAACTGGCGTGACGATCCGACGGCCGCCGTGCAAGCCACGATCACCCGCCAGGACTTTTCGCCTGCAGATCCGTGGGTGCGCCGGGACGATCCGTGGGCGACCACGACTTTGCAGCGGCGCTATCTGGCCAGCTCACTCGATGAAATCGAGATCTGGCGGGCGCGGTTGTGGCGCACCCAAGGCCGTCTGGAAGCGTTCTGGCTGCCCGATGGCTTGGCCCCGATCCTGTGGGTGACCGCAGAGGCCGCCCCCGAAGACGGCTTCCTGCGCGTGGATGGCAAAGACATCTCTGCGTTCTGGCATCGCCCCGCCGCCTGCTTGATCGTGCATCCGGACGGTTATCGACAGTACGCCCTGACGGCGACTTGCCATCTGGATCAGGGCGGTGTGTTGGTGCTGCGCTCGGGCCTGGAGACTCAAGTGCCTGCAGGCAGCCGCGCCATTCGTCTCGTGCGCTGCCGCCTCGACCACGACGCCATCGACTTGTACTGGCACAGCCAGACGCTGCTGGAGATCACCCTGACCGCGCGCCAGTTGCCCGAACCACGCGGTAATGACCGTCAAACCTACGAGGGAGAGTAAGCACGATGAGCCAGAACCCATTGCTGGAAGTCGAGCTATACGCCTTCGCCAGCAACAGCGCGCAGTTCTATCTGACGCCGCACGAATTCGACGTCGATCTGGACGGTAATCTGTACGCAAGCCTGCCCATCGAACGCAACGAACTGGCGTTGGGTGCTGAAGCTGCGAAAGCTGGGCTGGATCTGAAACTGCCGCCGAACTGTGATTTGGTGCGCCATCTGCTTGCCAACTCGCTGACCGGCGACACCACCTCGATCACCCTGCGTATCGGACGACGTGACACTTGGGGCGACTACTGGTGGATCTCTGGAACGCGCTGGATGGGGCGAGTGTTGGGCGTGGAAGTCGCTGACGATGTGGCTCGCATTCGCTGCGAGTCCGCGCAAGTCAGCCTCAAGCGCATCGGGTTGCGGCGGCTCTACAGCCGCAAGTGTTCCCACGTTCTGTATTCGGCTGCCTGCGGTGCCTCGCCAATTTCTGCCAGCGCCTTCGTGAGCAACAGCTATGGCCGCAACGTCGATCTCGATGGCGGCACGCCCGGCAGCGTCAGTGGTGGCATGGCTGGTGGCTGGTTGCAAACCCCGGAAGGGGCACGCCACATGATCGTCAATGACTACGGTGGAGGCGTCGAGTTGCTCTATCCGGTAGCCATTGAGGTCGGCACCGAGGTGCTGCTGACGGTCGGCTGCGACCACAGTACGGCGACTTGCGAGTCACGCTTCGGCAACCTCGACAACTACGGCGGCTTTCCCGCCATCCCAAGCAAGAACCCGTTCTCGACGGGCGTGTTCTGAATCCCCGGAGAAAACACCATGTGGTACCTCGTCGTCATTGTGGTGGCGGCGCTGGTTTCGGTCGCGCTTGCGCCGAAGCCGCCCGAACCCAAACCGGCGTCTTTGTCCGACGTCGATGCCCCCACCGCAGAAGAAGGCCGACCGATTCCCGTCGTGTTCGGCACCGTACTGCTGCGTGGCTCCAACGTCGTCTGGTACGGCGATCTGGAAGCCGATCCGATCAAGAAGAAAGGTGGCAAGAAATGACTACGCAGACCGTCATCACCATCGATCACGTGCGCACCGTCGGCCTGTGCGTGAACGGCACGCGCACATGGTTTGCGCGTCACGATCTGGACTTCCGCGCCTTTCTGCGGGATGGCTGTGACGCCGAAATCTTGCTTTCCACCGGCGATGCAATGGCATTGAAGGTGGTCGATTACGCTCGCGCGCGCATCCGGCAGGAGCAGCACTGATGGGCGGTAGCAGCAAAAAGCAAACCGTCGGTTACCGCTATCGGATGGGACTGCATCTGGCCCTCTGTCAGGGTCCCGTCGATGCCGTGCAGGAAATCCAGATGGGTGACCGAACCGCGTGGGGCGATGCCGACCGCGCGCCGCTACCGAACGGGCATGGGCTGACCAGTCTCTCCATCAACAAGCCCACCCTGTTTGGTGGTGACGAGCGTGAAGGCGGCGTGGTGGGCACCATCGATGTGCTGTCGGGCCATGCTGGTCAGGGGCGTAACGACTATCTGATGAGTCGCCTTGGGCCAGCCATTCCGGCATTCCGAGGCGTGCTGTCCTTGGTGGCGCGCAAGATCCTGTTTGCGGCCAACAACCCGTACATCAAGCCTTGGGCTGTGCGGGTGCGTCGCTTCAATGCCGGTTGGCATGACCATGCCTGGATGGGAGATTCCGAAGTCCGCATCTGGGATGAGAACGAAGGACAGGAGATCAGCGTCGGCATGAATCCGGCGCACATCCTGGTTCAGTGCCTCACCGATCCGCACTGGGGCATGGGCTATCCGCAGAGCACCATCGGTTGGAGTTTCTGGAACGCGGCATGGGCGCTGTCGAGTGAGGGCTTCGGCCTCAATTTGATCTGGACGCGGCAGCAGCCCATCGAGAGCTTCATCGGCCAGGTCGTCGACCACATTGGCGGCATCCTCTACACCGATCCGGAGCAAGGCACGTTTGAGCTCAAGCTGCTGCGCGACGACTACTGGATCGATAGCCTGCCGCAGTTGGGCCCTGACGAAATCGTGCGGCTGGAACGCTTTGAGCGCGCCCAATGGGGCGAGCTACCCAATGAACTGACCGTGGTCTACACCGATTGGCAAACCGGCGGTGATGCGACGGTCACAGTCGAAAATCTTGCCGCCATCCAGTTGCAAGGCGGCGTGATCAATCAGCGCCGCGACTACCCGGGCGTCAACTACGGGCCACTCGCTGCCCGGCTGGCCTTGCGTGACCTGCGCGCCTTGGGTTCGCCGCTGGCCCGGATGAGTCTGACCGTGGCACGCGACACGCTGGAACGTGCGCCGCTGCCGGGCGATGTGTTCCTGCTGAACTGGCCGCGCTTGGGTGTAGCACAGATGGTGGTGCGCGTCACCGGCATCGACACCGGCACCTTGGGCGCGGCCGAGTGGCGCATCGAAGCCATGGAAGATGTGTTCGGGATGAGCAACACCGTGCTGTCGCCCCCGCCACCGCACGTCGATGAGCCGACCATCGAACCTTTGCTGCCCGCCTTGGTGCTGGCCGTCGAGGTGCCGTATTGGGAGCTGGCCCGGCGTTTGTCGCGTGCAGATCTGGCCTACCTGACCGATACAGACACCTATCTCGGTGCGTTGGCCGCAGCCGGTGGCACCGGGCAGTTGAATTGGCAACTGGCCACCGGCACGTCCGGCGGCGACCTCACAGCCGTTGTGGGCGAGGACTACGCACCACTGCTGACGCTCGATGCAGCCTTGCCCGCCAGCGAATTCGATGCCATCGGCGTGCCGGTGACCGCCATCAGCCAACCAGAGCGGCTGGCCGAGGGAGACTACGCCTATCTGGTGGATGCCAGTGGGGCGATTGCAGAGGCCGTCGCTGTCCTGGCCTTCGATGCTGCGAACGCGACCATTGATCTCGCACGCGGCGTGCTCGACACCACACCTCAGGCACATCCCTCAGGGACTCGTCTGATCGGTGTCGGCGAATGGCTGGCATCCGAAGGTGCGGAGCGCGCCCCAGGCGAATCGGTGTTCGTGGGTGCGATTCCTCGCACGTCGACCGATCAGGGCGATCCTGTGCTGGCCACCAACGGGCAGCCGATGGTGCTGGCCGGTCGGCAGGCTTTGCCGTATCCACCCGGTCGCATCCGTTTCAATGGACAGACCGAGCCTGCCGTGGTTGCCGGTGACCTTACCGTCGCGTGGGTCCATCGCGACCGCACGCAGCAGACCGCCTATCTCGTGCAGCAAGACGAGGGCGACATCGGGCCGGAACTGGGCGTGACCTACACGCTGCGTATCCGCAATCGCAACAGCGTGCTAGCACACACCGAAACGGGACTGCTCGGCACTACTTACATCTGGACCGCAGCAGTGGCCGCGCTGGATGCCGGTGCGCTGGGCGACCGCATCACGGTGGAGATCAGCGCCGAGCGCGATGGTTTGAGCAGCTGGCAGCCGCAGGTGCGGGCCATGGATCGCGCGGGCTACGGCCTGCGTTGGGGACAGTATTGGGGAGGTGTGTGATGGAGGCGCGCATTGATGTTCATCTGCTCACCTTGAACGAGCCTGCCGAATGGCGGGAGGCCTGCATCGCCAGCCTCGACGGCGCGCCGATCCAGTTGCACGTTCTGCCCGGCATTCCGGGCCGTATCGGTGAGGCACGCGCGGCAGGCTACGCACAAGGCACTCTGCCACTGGTGTCCTTTGTCGACCCCGACGATCTGTACGAAGCCAGTGCCTTCAAGCAACTGGCCGATGCGCTGGATGCCTGCCCGCAGG